ATACCTAGTCCATATTTACTAAATGGATATTCAAGATCATCATATTTTTCAAAGATTTCTTTTTCTACTTGCTCAATAGGTGAGCAATAGATACTATAATCTGCCTTCTTCAAGGATGAGAAGGTCCCACGCATATCTTCATCCGATATTCGTTTGAGTGGAAACTTAGGTCTTACTTTGGCAATATATTCTGATAGTGTCCATCTAAATACATCACGCCCATATTCATTAGTATATCTATCGAATGTCTGATTGTCTAAGATAGGTAGATTTACCTCGTTAGCGTGTGATTCTAGGCGTTTAAATAGTGTTTCGTTATGCATTTAATCTCATTCTTGCTATAAATAATTCTACACCTTTTCTGCAATTTTGTTCCCATTGTTTTGCATCCCCATCATCGGAAATATATTTAAAACATCTAAAAGGAATTTTATATGTTTCACAAACAGACGCCAAAGCATATGCCTCCATATCTGCCACATCATACTCTTCGGTAAATTGTGTATCACCTTCCCAGAAATTATCACCTGTAGCACAAACTAAATCCCCTTTGCCACCATTGATTGTGCCTTTGCCAAAAGGTGTTTGATAATTTTCAAATCCTAGTTGGGTCACATTCATATCTCTTTGTATATAACTGCCAATCTCATATAGTTCACCAACTTCTACTTTATTTGAACATTTGGCTGCTGTACCATAATTGATTACAATATCAGGCAACATAGGTTCTTTACCATCCCACATTACAATTTTTTCAGTTAAGACTCTAGTTGCATTTATTTTACCTACACCTGTTAGTGTTACCTCATAAGGCATCCCTTGTACTTCTTCTGGTAATGCTGACAGTAGTAATATTTTCATACGCCTTTTATTGAATCTACTCCTGTTGTTGGGCAAAGATATTTCCAAGATATAGGAAAACCATTACTTAAAAATACACTCATACCTTCAGTCACCTTTCTAGTTTCTTCTTGTACATCTGGTTTATTTCTAAGATTACAAACTCTAGCAAATGCATATAAACTACCACTCCATATCCATTCAGTCATCATGCCTTGAGGTAATACTGCTCTTGCCTGTTCAGGTGCTATGCCTTCTTCTATCATATTATTGTACATAGTTATACTTCGTTCTATACACATATCATATTTAAACTGCATATCTTTAGACATTACTACAACACCATCTGATCCTTGTTTTGAATTTTTAGGTCTGCCACGCCATTTATCTATCTTATATACTTTAGGTACATAGTCAACATATCTTCTAGACACTTCATTCCATGCAAGGCCGACTTGATGTTTTACTAATTGTCTTGCAACAAATATAGGTGCCTCTATTCTAAATGAAGCAAAGGCGTGTGCAAATGGTGACCAATGATTATGTTCTGCTAAATACTTAATTAACTTCTCATCTTTATTATCAAACTCTTCAGATACTTTATTATAGGAAACTCTAGCGGCATTGACAACCGATAAATCTGATCCCATAATTTTTATAACTTCTACTCTCATCTTAAAAAACCTCCACAATGTAAACAGAACCACCCATTTCTTATATGTTTAAATCCACATCTACCACAAATGATTATCATAGTTGTACATATCCCATAATGTAGGCTGTCCACCAAATAGCAAATGGTGAAAGGCCTGCTAGCATTATTATTATTTTAAATCTATTACTCATCCGAAAAAACTTTCTAGTGAGGCTTGTCGTTCAAAGTTCCATCCGATTGCACTCACTATAAATCGTAATGGATCTAAAAATGATTTCTCGAATTGAGCGTCATAATCTACATACTGTTTTAAACCAAACTCTCTAGGTAGTTTAGTTGGGAAAGATACAACATCATCCTTAAATGGGTTAGGCATTTTCAATGTTAAGAATTTAATCTTATCACCTTCTTTAATAGTCTCATACTTATTTAGCAATTTACTATCTTGTCTTAAATTTAGATTATAGATCAATGCACCTTTAACATGGCGAGGGGTACTCTTTTTATAAATGTGTGTATTATCTTGATACTTTAAAAGACCATTAACACTTCTTGGGAAAGATACTTCTTCAACAGGCAGTTCAATAAATTCTTTTTTGAATTCATCTATAAATTCTATCAAAGCACTTTCATCTTTAGTCATAATAACTTTTAGTGCCTCTTTAATTTTTTCTCTACACGCCTTTGGTGTAGATGACTTAACTGCCTCAATACCCATAATCTTTAGTTTAGGTTCTTCATAATCAACACCTTCAGAATTATATACATTAAGAATATATCTTTTCTTAGCAGTCCAGATACCTTTGTTGGCAATCACTTCTTTATCCATCACCATCTTTTGTCTGTAAGCGTGTGTGTAATCAGCCAACTCTTGATACTTTTGATCAATATAAGGTTTAAGTTTCTGATCACAAAACTTGTCTAAAATATTTACAGTCTTTTTAATATCATCGCCGAGGCCCATTTTCTTCACAACATCACCCATACGAATATAGATTGAGTCTGTATCTGAAGCAACAACATAATCTACCTTTTCAGTTTTCAATAACTTATTAAGGTATTCATTGACTCGTCTTTGTATAAATCTAATTGAGTATTGACCTGCAAGTGTAATACCCTCTGCCTGTCTTACATCATAATATCTACAATACTTATTGCCGATAGCACCATAGGCACTATTCAATGCGATCTTTCTTGCCATTTGTATATTATTATACTTAGAAATATTATTTTGAATTTGTTTATTGCCTTTATCTTTTTGCTGTTTCTTTTGCTCAACAATCATTAACTTTTTATATTTACTTCTATCTGTATAATACTTCTCCATCAACTCACCTAGGAACCCAGGTTTATCAGTTCTAAATATCGCACCATTAGGTGTCATAGTTCTTTTCTCAAAGTTAGAAAAATCAACCTCACGATCAAGCATTCTATCTACACTTGCAAGTTCAGGTTGAAACCCAATAATAGTTTCAGGTGATATATTGTACTGCATAATTAAATGTGGATACAAACTGTTCAAATCATAACTTACAATCCAATCGTGAAAACCTACAATAGGATCTTTAACATAGGCACCTTCATAACCACGGGCACCTTCGTGTTCTTCTTTTTGTGGTATAACTATACCTTTATCTTTTAAGAAGTTAAATATAATTGCATCCCACATTGTAACCTGTTGGAATACTTCTTGAAAGTTTACCTTTGCTTCATAGGCCATTGTTAAATGTAATTCAATTAGTTTCATCTTATCTTCTAATCTGTCAACTAATTCTACATCTTGAATATTATAATCTACGAATGATTGATAGTCCTTGGTGTACCAGTCTTTAAAAGTATCATAAGGGTTATCATCTTTATACTCACCGAGTTCTACACCAGCAATAAAGTTAAGACGATAACTCTCTTGTTTTGAATAAGTATATTTCTTATACAAATCTAGATAGTCTAAAGTTGATACGCCAAGAATGTCATAATGTTGAATCTCACCACCGAATTGTTTGTTTTGAGATTTTGATTCTACAATACCCCAAGGACTTAATTTAGCAGATTGAGTTTCACCCATTAAATAATTAATACGATTTATCAAATAAGTCATATCAAAAAATTTACAATTCCAACCTGTAATAATATCAGGATCATATTCTTGCCAGAATTTAATAAATGCTTCTAACAGTTGCTGTTCAGTTGTAAAGTTTAGATATGTTACCTTTTCATTGTCGTTTTTGTATTCACCTATACCGAATACAATAATATCTTTTGTTGAGTGTGATTTTACGGTGACACATAACAAAGGTTCAATCGCAGTTTTAGGATCAGGAAAACCATTTTCACAGGCAGTTTCAATATCAATCGTAATCGTATTGAGTTTAGATATATCCCATTCTATATTACCTTTGAATTCATCTGATATAAAAGCGTGTTGATGTCTAGTATTGCCAAAGAATTCAAACCCGGTTACGCCATCATATTGTTTTAACCATTCTCTTTGCTCGTAAGTGCTATCAAAACTTATTCTCTCACACGGCCTGCCGTCAAGAGTTTTATACTTTGTTTCTTTTTTTACTGGAATGAATAGAGAAGGTTTATAGTTAATTCTTTTTTGAATTCTTTTACCGTTAACAATGGCACGAACCAAAAGACGACCACGGTGTGGTATAACGGATGTGTAGAACTTCATATAATCATTATAACAGGATCTGACTTAAAAGTCAAGAATTATTCGGTAATTAAACCTTTCGGTGTCTGTATGAGACCACTACCAAAATTTTTGTTATAATGATTTAGTAAATCTAAACCAGGTTCTTCTATTAAAAGAACATCATCTTTTGCTATATTAATTTCTCTTGAATCTGTAAATGGGAACCAAGGGGCGAATTGTAGAGTGCCTTGACCACTCTCACCTGCACCAACAAAACCTAATGCCATAGGTTTCTCCATAGTATATTTGTCTTTCAACTCACTTACTTTAGCAATTATAAAATCGCCTACTTTTAATCGTAGGACTTTCACTTCACTTGTCTTAGCCATTATTTTTTCCTTTTGTTATTAATAATATTTTAATCTATAGAATATTTTGTGGTCACTATAAACTTTCTTGCTGGGTTTACTGCCACATTAAACATCTTAGACATCACATAACGACTGAACAAAACATCTGTGCCCATATCGCTTCTATCGTTTAATCCAAACATCACATCTGAATAGGTACTACCTGCAAATTCTACTTCAAGTTTAACAACTGGTCGTTTGTCTGAACCCCCACCAGTTTCTGCTTCGTATGTTTCTAATAAATCTGTGGTAATAGTTTTACCTCTTAGTTTGAAGGTTATTTTTTTGCCGGATACTTTAATATTTTCTGCATGAAGAACCGAATATTGACCATTACCTGTGTCAAACTTAGCAATCATTTCACCGAATGGTTTTATAGTGATAACTTCTCTATGACCACATTGTGTAGCAACTGGATATCTAACTTTTTCATCTGCAAAATAATCAACAACTTGTTTTACAATATTTCTTCCTGTTGCCTTTTCAATACCTTCAGTACCTGCTGAATGATTTACTTCTA